CAAAGATGATGGCAGAACTTCAAGGTGGTACAACTGCTCCTTCTCCAGAAATTCCTCAACAAGTAACTGAAAGTTATACTGTTAACGAAGGTTCATTACAAATGGACAAAGATTATTCTGTAAATGATTTTGCTGCCCTAGCAGGTATAAAATTAACTGAAGCACCTGTTGCTCCAGCAGTAGCACCTGATGCAAATAAAGTAGGTATGGGTGCAAAGCAAGTTGGTAACAAACTTGGTGCTAAAGGTGGCGCAGGAATGATGTCTAAAGCATTAGGCAAAGTTGCACAAGGCGGCGCATTGCCAGCAAATCTTTCTAAACAGATTGCTCCATTTGCTGCTCAACTAGAAGTTATCTTAGGCGATCCAGGACTAAGAAATAAGTTTATGGCTATTGTTAAAGCTGCCGAAGCAGTTAGTAAGAAAAATGCAGCAGTTGCACCAGCACAGCCTGTAGAAAGAACATTTACTAGAGACAAGATACAAAAAGAGTCATTTATTAAAGATGAGCTCTATCGTAGATTAGCTGAATACGAATTCAAATCTGCCAAAAAGTAAAAATTTTACTTGACTTTTACCTAAATATCTACTATAATATAAGTTAACTTAACACAGGAGTTCAATATGAGCAGTCGTACCTACGGTGCTGAAGAAAAAGCAAAACTACAAAGACTAGTACAAGAAGGCGTAACAGTCTTACAAGAAGTAGAAGATTTAAACACAGGTTTAAAGGATACTGTAAAAGCAGTAGCAGAAGAATTAGATATTAAGCCTAGTCTTATTAACAAAGCAATTAAAATTGCACAAAAACGTGATTGGGACAATCATCAAGATGCCTATGACGATTTAGAAACATTGATCGTTACGCTCGGCTATGACAAGTGATTAATCGCATAAAAGACTTTTGGGTAGACAGTTATACTAGTGATAAAACTGCGTTCTATTTTGAACTAGTAAGTTTTGTATTCACAGTATATGCTAGTCTAACCCTTGCTCTAACAGCAAATGATCCTAATCTACTTATAGTATACCCTGGATTCTTAGTAGGCAGTGTTACACAATGCTATGCTGCTTTTAGACGAGGTGCTGCCTGGGTAATGTTACTAACTGGATACTTTGCTATAGTAAATGTATTTGGATTCGGAGTTGCTTCACTATGGTGGTAAAGCCTTATCAATGGTTAGCGTGGGTAGCTACAGTATGTTTGCTGACAGCCGCTATACTAGCCGCATTTAATGTTTACCCTTTGTACATTTGGGCATTCATTATTAGTAACAGTCTATGGATACTTGTAGGTATTCTATGGAAGGAAAAAAGTTTGATAGTTATGAACGCAGGACTAACCGCAATTTATATTGCAGGACTTTTGTTTTAATAAATAATTATATCGCCAATAGCAATAGCTAGGCAAGAAGAAGGTTAAGTTGGCCATAAGCAACGAAGGAGAAATGAATGCCATACGTAGATGCGATGTTCGATCGCGATCAAGATATCATCCGTGTTGTCGAACGCAAAGATGGTAAGAGACACTATACAGAATATAGTGCAAAATATACATTTTATTATGAAGACCAGCGAGGCAAATACAAAAGTGTATTTGGCGATCCGCTAAGTCGCATTGTGTGCAAGAACACAAAAGACTTTCGTAAAGAAGTTGCAATCAACAGAGATAAAAAACTTTTCGAAAGCGACATTAATCCTATCTTCCAATGTTTAAGTGAAAACTATCTTAATCAAGATGCACCTAAACTAAACATTGCTTTCTTTGATATTGAGACTGACTTTGACCCGGAGCGTGGCTTTGCTGATCCTAGTGATCCGTTTATGGGTATTACATCTGTGTCAGTATACTTACAATGGCTCGAAACAATGGTATGTTTAGCAGTTCCGCCCAAGACTCTTACAATGGAACAAGCTGAAAAAGAACTTGAAGGCATTGACAATGTAATGTTGTTTGAAAAAGAAGGGGATATGCTAGACACCTTCTTAGATTTAATTCAAGACGCTGACATTTTGTCAGGTTGGAACAGTGAAGGTTATGATATTCCGTACACTGTTAACAGAGTAAGTCGTGTACTAAGCAAAGATGACACACGTAGATTCTGCTTGTGGGGACAATTACCTAAGAAACGTGAATATGAAAAGTATGGTAAATCAGCTGTTACCTTTGACCTAATAGGCAGAGTGCATTTAGATAGTTTGGAATTATATCGTAAATACACATATGAAGAACGACATACATATAGACTTGATGCCATTGGCGAAATCGAAGTTGGTGAAAATAAAGTTCCTTATGAAGGCACTTTGGACCAGTTGTACAACAATGACTTTAGAAAGTTCATCGAATACAACATACAAGATACCGCACTACTGGACAAGTTGGACAAAAAACTAAGATTTATTGACCTTAGTAATAGCATTGCACACGAAAATACAGTGTTGCTACAGACCACTATGGGTGCTGTTGCTGTTACAGAGCAAGGCATTATTAACGAAGCACACAATCGAGGCTTACAAGTTCCTAACAGACCTAAACGTGACGACACAGAAAATACACAAGCCGCTGGTGCATACGTAGCATTTCCTAAGAAAGGTTTGCACAAGTGGGTAGCATCAATGGATTTGAATTCACTGTATCCAAGTGTTATTCGTGCATTGAATATGGCGCCTGAAACTGTTATAGGACAGATACGTCCTGAGATAAGTGATAGTCGCGTACACGAAGATATGACGCTAAAGAAAAAGTCGTTTGCAGGTAGTTGGGAAGGACGCTTTAGTACGGAAGAATATGAAGCAGTTATGGAGCAACGTAAAGATATTGCACTTACTATTGACTGGGAAGACGGCCGTACTGATGTATTAAGTGGGGCAGAAATATATCAACTTATATTTGATAGTCAAATGCCGTGGATGCTTAGTGCAAACGGAACAATATTTACAACTGCCTTTGAAGGTGTTATTCCAGGTATCCTAAAGCGTTGGTATGCTGAACGTAAAGATATGCAGAAGATGTTGAAGAAAGCAAAAGATGCGGAAAACAAAGCGGAAATTGAATACTGGGACAAGCGACAGTTAGTTAAGAAGATTAACTTGAACAGTTTGTATGGTGCTATTCTTAACCCTGGTTGTAGATTCTTTGATAAACGTATTGGACAGTCAACTACACTTACAGGTAGAACTATTGTTAAGCATATGTCAGCAGAAGTAAACAAGGTTATTACAGGTACATATGACCACGTAGGCAAAGCAATGATATATGGCGATACTGATTCGTGTTACTTTAGTGCTTGGCCTATACTTAAAGATGATGTAGAAAGTGGTAAACTTGAATGGTCTAAAGAAAAGTGTATTACGCTTATGGATCAAGTGTGCGAACAAGCAAATACTACCTTTCCAGACTTTATGTATAAAGCATTTCATTGTCCCAAAAGTCGTTCAGACGTTATTGCAGCCGGTCGTGAAATTATTGCACAGTCAGGCTTGTATATTACTAAGAAGCGTTATGCGGCATTAGTTATTGATAACGAAGGCTTTAGAACAGATACTGACGGTATAGGTAAAGTAAAAGCAATGGGCTTAGACTTACGTAGATCAGATACACCCGTGTTTATGCAGGACTTCTTAAAAGAACTATTGACAATGGTACTTACTGATGTTCCGCAAGCAGATGTACTTGAACGCATTACTGTATTCCGTAAGGAATTTCAACAGATGCCTGGATGGGAGAAAGGGTCTCCCAAACGTGCAAACAAAGTTGGTCACTATGGTCGACTAGAACAAAAACAAGGCAAGGCAAATATGCCTGGTCACGTACGAGCAAGCATTAACTGGAATACGCTGAAGCGTATGAACGGAGACAAATACTCGCAAGAAATTGTCGACGGTATGAAAGTTATTGTTTGTAAACTAAAACAAAATCCGCTAGGTTACACAAGTGTAGCGTATCCAACAGACGAACTACGTATTCCAGAATGGTTTAAAGAGCTACCGTTTGATGATGCAGCAATGGCGGAAACAATTATTGATAACAAACTAGACAACTTAATTGGTGTGCTAAACTATCCATTAGAAGATACTAAGTCACATACAACATTTAGTAGTTTGTTTGATTTCGGAGAATAATATGAAAATTAAAATGGAAGTAGAAATAGATACTGATAACGATCAGGACCTAAATACTATTGAAGAATTAATTGCAATGCTAAGAAACTTAGCAGAAAACTATTACGAGGACTGAGATGCTATTAAAAGTAACCGAAGTAGAACACTATACAGATACTTTGTTTAGGTTTAAAACAGAACGTCCGAATACATTTAGATTTACAGCAGGTGAATTTACAATGATTGGTATGGGCGACAATGACATTATGCGAGCTTATAGTATTACTAGCGGACCGTATGATGAGTTTTTAGAGTTTTATAGTATTAAGGTACCAGACGGACCATTGACTAGCAGACTACAAAAGATACAAATAGGTGACGAAATAGAAGTTGGTCATAAGCCAACAGGAACCCTTACACTTGCTAATTTAGAATTAGGTAACGAATTGTGGATGTTAGCTACAGGAACAGGTATAGCACCGTTTATATCGCTTCTAAGAGACCCTACAACGTACGATCACTTCGACCATATACACATTATATGGAGTGTTAGACAGCAAGAAGAACTGTTAGCATATAATAGCTTCTTACAAGATCAAGATATTGAGTACTTGCCAATTGTAACACAAGATCCCGAGTGGCCATTTGAAAACAAACGTATTACAACATTGATTGAAAACGGTATGCTAATAAATGATAATGTAGATTTAAACAAAGTTATGATCTGCGGCAGTATGCCATTTAATGATGATGTAAAAGAGTTATTGACACCAAAAGGTTGGGTTGAAGGTAACCGAAAAACCGCTGGTACATTTGTTCAAGAAAAGGCGTTTGTATTATGAAAGTAGGATTTACTTGTTCAACATTTGATTT